AATGTCATATTTCTGGATGAGTTCGCATTCATCCCGAATCACATTGCTGATGATTTCTTTGCTTCCGTTTATCCAACTATTACTTCTGGACAAAGTACTAAAGTAATTATCGTTTCTACCCCACGGGGTATGAATCATTTCTATCGTATGTGGCACGATAGTGAAAAAGGAAAGAGTGAGTATGTAGCAACTGATGTTCACTGGAGTGAAGTTCCAGGTAGAGATGATCTATGGAAAGAACAAACAATTGCAAACACATCAGAGCAACAGTTTAAGATTGAGTTTGAGTGTGAGTTCTTAGGATCTGTTAATACTCTTATCAATGCAGCAAAGCTTAAGAATCTTGTATATGATGCACCTAAAACAAGAAATGCTGGACTTGACATTTACGAAACACCAGTTAAGGAGCATAATTATATAATCACGGTTGATGTTGCTCGTGGATTGGGTAATGACTATTCTGCCTTTATAGTTTTTGATACGACAGAGTTTCCATATAGAGTAGTTGCGAAGTATAGGAATAATGAAATTAAACCTATGTTATTCCCAAATATTATTTTGGATGTAGCAAAAGCATATAATCAAGCATATCTATTAATAGAAGTAAATGATATAGGTGATCAGGTTGCAAGTATTCTTCAGTATGATCTTGAATATGAGAATGTCTTAATGGCATCTATGAGAGGAAGAAATGGTCAAATAGTTGGGCAAGGTTTTTCTGGTAAGAAAACTCAACTTGGTGTCAGAATGACTGCTGCTGTTAAGAAGTTGGGTTGTTCCAATCTTAAGACTATGATGGAGGATGATAAACTCCTTACTTGTGATTATGAAATTATTTCAGAACTAACAACATTTGCACAGAAGCATAATTCATTTGAGGCAGAGGAAGGGTGTAATGATGACCTTGCTATGTGCCTCGTTATATTTGCTTGGTTAGTTGCACAGGATTACTTTAAAGAGATGTCAGATAATGACATCCGTAAGAGAATATATGAAGAACAAAAGAATCAGATAGAACAGGATATGGCTCCATTTGGTTTTATTGCTGATGGATTAGATGATACAAGTTTTACAGATAAAGATGGAGATACTTGGCATTTGGATGAGTATGGAGATCGTTCGTACATGTGGGACTACATGTAAATAGGGATTACCATAAATATTTTTAGCATAATCTGAGATTCGGAGAATAAAAGATGCCTCTAAATTTAGCATCTCCTGGTATTGTAATAAGAGAGGTTGACCTAACGATTGGGAGAGTAGATCCTACGAGTGGATCTATTGGAGCGTTGGTCGCACCGTTTGCGAAAGGACCTGTTAATGACCCTCAACTCATTGAAAGTGAGGAGGATCTTTTACAAACTTTCGGACAACCTTATTCAACAGACAAACATTTTGAGCACTGGATGGTTGCATCCTCATACCTAGCGTATGGTGGAACTATGCAAGTTGTTCGTGCTGGCGACGATGGTTTGAAAAACGCTTTTGCTGGTACAGCATCTAACGTAACCATTAATGGTCAAGAGCATTACAAGCAACTTCAGTATGATGAAAATACAATTACTAATGTAACCGTTGCTTCAAAAAATCCAGGAACTTGGGCTAATGGCATCAAAGTTGCAATGATTGATGGTAAAGCAGACCAAGTACTAGCTGGTATTGCAACATTAGATGCACAAGGAAATTCAACTGTTGGATCTTCAATTAAAGTTGCAGTTCCTTCTGATCTTGTATATCAAGTAGGTGCTGGTGTAACTGCTGTTCTAGATGGACACTTTATTGGTGTTATATCAGAAGCAGTTGGTGTAAGTTCTTGTGGTGTAAAATTTGTAAATCACGTTGCTGCCGATGGAACAGTAACTCATAGAGATTATCAGCAAGGTGGAGACTTTAGATTCCCTGATAGTGGAACTAATGTTGCTATACACACTGCTGGACAAACCACTCCTTGGACAACTACCGCAGCATACACATCACAGTATGATTGGTTCTCATCTCAGGAAATTGTATTAACTAATGGATCCATTGAATGGGATCAAATAGCAGATGCACCTGGCACTTCAACTTATGCTGGAGCAAGAGGTGGTAGATTTGATGAGGTTCACGTTGTTGTTATTGATGATCAAGGTGAAATTACAGGAAATGCTGGAACAATTTTAGAAAAGCATTACTCACTTTCTAAAGCAACAGATGCTGAGTATTCTGTAGGTTCTACTTCTTATTGGAGAAAGTATCTAGAAACTAATTCAGCATATATCTTTGGTGGGGGTGAACCAACAGGTGCAAATTCACCAATAGCAGTTGATTATGATACAGATGCAACTTATAGTTTATCAACAGATGCAGGTTGGGATCAACCAGCAGAGAATGTATCCTTCTCAGTAAGTGGTACTGTTACAATGACTTTAGGTGGTGGTTCTCTATATGGTGGAAAAACTGATGATGCTACTGAAAAGGCAGTTAATAAAGGTGGTGCATTAAGTTCTGGATTAGATGATATTCTCACGGGTTTAACTCTATTTGAGAATACTGAAGAAACAGAAGTTGATTTCATTTTGATGGGATCTGCCAATTATCCTAAGTTTACTGCACAGGCATTAGCAGAAAAATGCATAGCAGTTGCGGAAGCAAGAAAAGATGCAGTTGCATTTATCTCACCTTATAGGCAAGCATTCTTGAATGATAGTTCTGTAGGTGCAGTAACTGTTAATAACATTGATACGATCACCGACAACATAGTTGGATTCTATGCACCTATAACATCATCAACATATGCTGTTTTTGATAGTGGTTACAAATATATGTTTGACCGCTTTAATAACACTTTCAGATATGTACCATTAAATGGTGACATCGCTGGAACTTGTGCAAGAACTGATATCGAACAGTTCCCTTGGTTCTCACCAGCAGGTACTGCAAGAGGAGCAATTCTCAATTCAGTAAAACTTGTTTACAACCCAGGTAAAAAACAGAGAGATATTCTATATTCCAATAGAATTAACCCTGTTATTCTTTCACCTGGTTCTGGAATCGTTCTTTTTGGTGATAAAACTGGATTTGCTAAGTCATCTGCATTTGATAGAATTAACGTTCGTAGATTGTTTATCTATCTTGAAGATGCAATTAAAGCTGCAGCAAAAGATCAACTATTTGAGTTCAACGATGAACTTACAAGGACAAACTTTGTAAATATAGTTGAACCATTCTTAAGGGATGTTCAAGCGAAGAGAGGAATCTTCGACTTTGTTGTTGTTTGTGACGAAACAAATAACACAGCAGCAATCATTGATGCAAATGAGTTTGTTGCTGATATATTCATCAAACCAGCACGTTCTATCAACTTCATCGGTCTAACCTTTGTTGCTACAAGAACAGGTGTTGCATTTGAAGAAGTAATCGGTTCCGTTTAATTAAAGTAGAGGTTTAAAAAACAATCATGGCTAGAAATCAAGTCAATCCACCACCATTAAGGACGATTTCAAACTTCAAAAGTAAGTTGACAGGTAGCGGTGCTCGTGCTAATCTGTTTGAAGTTGTCCTCACTTTCCCAGACGTCGCTCAACCTGACTCTGCGGTTCTTGAAAAAGCAAGATTCTTAGTAAAGGGTGCTAATTTACCAGCATCCAATGTTGCTCAGATTGAAGTTCCTTTCAGAGGAAGGGTTCTTAAAATTGCTGGAGACAGAACATTCGATTCTTGGACTGTTACTGTTATTAACGACACCGATTTTGCAATACGTTCAGCATTTGAGAGATGGTCAAACACAATTAATAGACTATCTGATAATACAGGTTTAACAAATCCTGCAGATTATCAAGCAGATGCATATGTCTATCAGTTAGATCGTGACGGCACTACATTAAGATCTTACAGATTCTTTGATACATTCCCAACTCAGGTTGGACCTATTGAACTTTCCTATGATGCTCAAGGTATTCAGGAGTTCACAGTTGAACTTCAAGTTCAGTACTGGGAGGCAATCAAAGGTTCTGGTCCTAATGCGGGTGGCGAAAACGTCAACTAAATAGAACATAAAGAGACTAAAATTATACTATGGCAAAACTTTTCGGGTTTTCAATTGAGGAAACGCAAAAGAAATCCACTTCAATAATCAGCCCTGTTCCCAAGAACAATGAGGACGGGGTTGATAATTTTATATCAAGTGGATTTTATGGTCAATATGTCGATATTGAAGGTGCGTATCGTTCAGAATATGATTTAATAAGAAGATATAGAGAAATGGCACTTCACCCAGAGTGTGATGGTGCTATTGAAGATGTAGTTAATGAAGCGATTGTAAGTGACTTATATGATTCTCCAGTAGAAGTAGAACTTTCAAATTTAAATGCAAGTACTACTTTAAAGAAAAAGATTAGGGAAGAGTTTAGATATATTAAAGAATTAATGGACTTTGATAAAAAGTCTCATGAAATTTTTAGAAATTGGTACGTTGATGGAAGAGTATATTATTTAAAGGTAATTGATGTAAAAAATCCTCAAGAAGGTATTCAAGATCTTAGATATATTGATCCATTAAAAATTAAATATATTCGTCAAGAAAAGAAAAGACCAGGAACAGATCCATCTGTAAGACTTAGAAAGGATGATGATGCAGTTCCTAATCCACAATTTGACGAGTTTTATGTCTATACACCAAAGGTTCAACATCCAACATCGATGATTGGGCAAATGGGTGGTAAGAATTCTATTAAAATTGCAAAGGATTCTATCACTATGTGTAGCTCTGGTTTGGTTGATAGAAATAAGAATAGAGTTCTTTCATATCTTCACAAAGCAATTAAGGCACTTAATCAACTTAGAATGATTGAGGATTCTCTTGTTATATACAGATTATCAAGAGCACCTGAAAGAAGAATATTCTATATTGATGTAGGTAATTTACCAAAAGTAAAAGCAGAACAGTACCTAAAAGAGGTAATGTCTCGCTATAGAAATAAGTTAGTTTACGATGCGAACACTGGTGAGGTTCGTGATGATCGTAAATTTATGAGTATGATGGAAGATTTCTGGTTGCCTAGAAGAGAAGGTGGTCGGGGAACCGAAATTACAACTCTACCTGGTGGACAAAATCTTGGAGAACTTGCTGATATTGAGTACTTCCAGAAGAAACTTTATAGAGCATTAGGTGTTCCTGAATCTAGAATCGCTGCTGAAGGTGGTTTTAATTTAGGTCGTTCATCAGAAATTCTAAGAGATGAACTTAAGTTTGCTAAATTTGTGGGGCGTTTAAGAAAGCGTTTTGCAAATATGTTCAATGATATGCTTAAGACTCAACTAATTCTTAAGAATATTATCACACCAGAAGATTGGAAAGAAATGGAGGATCATATTCAGTATGACTTCATCTACGATAATCAATTTGCAGAATTAAAAGAATCTGAGCTTATGGAAGGCAGATTAAATATGCTTGCAACAATTGAACCTTATATCGGCAAATTCTATTCCACTGAATACGTTCGTAAGAGAGTATTACGTCAATCTGATCAAGAAATAGAAGAAATTGATATTCAAATTGAAGATGAAATTCAAAAAGGAATTATTCCAGATCCTGCAATGATGGATCCAATAACTGGAGAACCATTACCTCAAGAGGGTGCTGTAGATCCAATGTCAATGGGTGAACAGCAAATGGATCCTGATATGGAAGCAGAAGCACAAGCAGTTGATGCCCAATATCAAAAAGACACTAAGAAAGCTGAGTTATAAATAACAAATATATACTAATTTAATCTAATGGAAGAAATTGTTGATTTGATTGCAACTGATGCATCACCATCGGATATTAGCGACAAGGTAAAGGATCTTTTATATGCAAAATCTGCAGAAAGAATTGATTCCTTAAAACCAACTGTATCTAATGTAGTTTTTGATCCTAATGAGGAACAACCTGAAGCATCAACTGAAGAACCTATTGAGCAAGAAGAATGAAACTCATCACAGAAGAAATCTCTAACGTAAAAATTATCACTGAGGGAAAGGGATCAAATAAATCTCTTCATATCGAAGGAGTCTTTCTTCAAGGTGAATTAAAAAATCGTAACGGTAGGGTATATCCAATTCAAACTCTTTCTCGTGAAGTTAATAGATATTGTGAAAATTTTATTAACAATGGACGTGCTTTAGGAGAATTGGGTCATCCCGAAGGTCCTACAGTAAATCTAGATAGAGTTTCTCATAAGATTACATCTCTTGTTAGAGAGGGTAATAATTTTAAAGGAAAGGCAAAACTTCTAGAAACACCTATGGGTAAGATTGCAAAATCTTTATTATCTGAAGGTGTTAAATTAGGTGTTTCATCTCGTGGAGTTGGATCACTTAAAGAAGATCATAGAGGATGCAAAGTTGTAGGTGAAGATTTTCAACTATCAACTGCTGCCGATATCGTAGCAGATCCTTCTGCTCCAGACGCATTTGTGAATGGAATTATGGAAGGTAAAGAGTGGGTTTGGGAAGGAGGAATTCTTCGTGAAGCACTCGCTGAAAAAACAAAGAAATCAATTAATACATTAGTTGGTCAACGTGCTTTAGAGGAGCATAAGTTGGGTCTATTCAACGATTTTCTAAATAACCTCTAAGTTTAACAAATCTATAAATAAGTATAGATTCTAACAAGATCTAGTAACCCGTACTTGGTAACAATTAACACGAAATGGAAAACATCGAAGAAAACGTAGTAACCAAAGGTGCAGCTGCTGCTCAAACATCAGAAATTGGTGGAGCACAAGTAGAAGACCTTGGTGGACCTACCCCAGAAAACTACAAGCCTGATGACGATTCAGCAAAACTCAAAGACCCTGCTGCAACCTTAGCACAAGTTAAGGATGTTGTTAATAACAAAGCAAAGTCTGAAGCAGTTTCTGATGAGTTAGAGGATGGGCAAGAGGTCGTTTCTGAAGATGAAACACCTAATGAAGAAGTTGTTGCCGAAGAGGAAACTACTGAAAACGAAATCGTAGCCGAAGAAGAGACTACTGAAGAGGAAGTTGTTGAAGAAGAAGTTTATGACGTTGATGCAGACGTTAATGCACTTCTTGAAGGAGAAGAACTTTCCGAAGAGTTTCAAAGCAAGGCACGTACAATTTTCGAGACCGCAATCAAATCTAAGGTTGCAGAAATCAAGGAAGAACTCAATGAGTCTTATGCTAATGCTCTAGTAGAAGAACTAGACACTATTAAGACTGGACTTACAGAAAGAGTTGATTCTTATCTTGAGTATGTTGCTGACGAGTGGATGCAAGAGAATGCACTACAAGTTGAAGCAGGTCTTAAAACAGAAATGACTGAGTCCTTCCTAGAAGGTATGAAGTCACTATTTGAAGAACATTATGTAACTATCCCTGAAGAAAAATATGATGTGCTTAATAGCATGGTAGATAAGCTTGATGAAATGGAAGATAAACTCAATGAGCAGATTGAGCGTAACGTAGCACTTAATCGTAGATTAGCGGAATCCACAGCAGATGTAATTTTTGCAGATGTTGCTGAAGGTCTAGCAGACACTCAGAAAGAGAAACTTGCTGGTTTAGCAGAAAATGTTGAGTTTGAAAGTGAGTCAGACTATCGTGAGAAGCTTGGCACTTTAAAGGAATCTTATTTCCCCACAAACACAAGCACTCCAAAAAGCACCTCTGAAAATTTATCAGAAGAGGTTTCTACTGACGAAGTAGCATCCGTGGATCACACTCCTCGTATGCAAGCCTATCTGAATACACTTTCTAGAGCTGCTAAAAAGTGATTTTTAAATTATTAATTTCAAACAAATAAAAAGGTAAACTTAAAATGCAGATGTACAATTCTGAACATCTACAGGAAAAGTGGGCTCCTATTCTCGATTATGATGGCCTTGATCCAATCAAAGATTCTCATCGTAGAGCAGTCACCGCAGTCCTGTTAGAAAACCAAGAAAAAGAATTAAGAGAGGAAGCTAATTTCCTTGCCGAAGCACCAACAGTAAACACTGGTAGTACAGGTAGTGCAGCAGGTTTCTCTGCTGACGCAACCGCAGCTGGTCCTGTTGCTGGTTTCGACCCCGTTCTAATCTCATTGATTAGACGTTCAATGCCAAACTTGGTCGCATATGACCTTGCTGGTGTTCAACCAATGAATGGTCCTACAGGACTTATCTTCGCAATGCGTTCACGTTACACTAATCAGAGTGGAACTGAGGCATTATTTAACGAAGCAAATACAGCATTCTCAGGTCAGCCTGATGGATTGGATGATACTTCTGGTTTCACCGCTACAGGTGCAAACAACGTTGGTCTAGGTACAACTAACCAGCAAGGTTCAACCCAGGACTTCTTAATCCTACTGCTGCTCAAACAAACGCTACTGACTACAACGTTGGTCAGGGTATGAGAACAGACTCTGCTGAAGATCTCGGAGATGGAACTGGCGATCAGTTCAACGAGATGGCATTCAGCATCGAGAAAGTAACAGTTACTGCGAAATCTCGTGCGTTGAAAGCTGAGTACAGTCTAGAACTTTCTCAAGACTTGAAAGCAATCCACGGATTGAATGCAGAAGCAGAACTTGCTAACATTCTTTCTACTGAGATTCTTGCTGAGATCAACAGAGAAGTTATTCGTACCATCTATAACGTAGCAGAACCTGGTGCTCAGGCAAACGTTGCTACTGCTGGTACA